AATCGGTATTGGCGTAACTACTACTCCAAATCGCAAAGAATACGTTGATAGGTGGCTAGAATATTTTGAAAAATTTAAACCTGCTAATTATCATTTGCACATTCACGAAGATATACACTACAAAGGTGTTGCATACTCAAAGAATCAAAATTTATATACCCTTCGAGACTGCGATTATATTTTTCTTTTTGATGATGATTGCTTTCCTGTTAAATCTAATTGGGCAAACTTTTTTATTGAATCAGGCTATCATCACTTACTATACTTAGAACCAAAACACACGATTAAAGCTAAAATAAACGATTTAGAGATATTTCATAATTGTGGTGGGGTGTTTATGTATCTAACAAAAGAAGTCCTTAATAAAGTAGGTTATTTAAATTCTGAGTATGGTCAATATGGGTATGAACACGCTGGTTATTCAAATCGAATTTACAAAGCAGGATTAACTGATGCGCCTTACCAACAATTAACAGAAACTGATAAATATCTTTATGCAATGGATTATGAAATTGAACACAAGTCAAGTATTCCAACTTACAAAAAAGATAAATTGATTGAAGAAAATCGAAAAGTATTTATTAATGAATTACAAAGCGAAACTATTTTTTATAACTTTGCAGGGTGAACGAACACATACTTTTTAAACTAGCAACACGCAGCAGACCTGAAAAAGCAAAAAAGGCTATTCAAAACATTATAATGCTTTGTCAATCAATGAACTACACTATACTTGTTAGCATTGATGAAGATGACCAAAGTATGTGCGGTTTTAGTTATCCTGATGACAATGTATTCATAGTTAAAGGTACTTCAAAAAATAAAATAGATGCCATCAATAGGGACATGGATATTTTTGAAGGTTGGGATATTTTGATAAATACTTCTGATGACATGGTATTTGAAATTAAAGGATTTGACAATATAATCAGGCAAGACTTTAAAGGAAACTTCGACCAGGTTCTTCATTATACAGATGGCAATCAACACGCAAACATTATGACAATGAGTATAATGGGATTTGATTATTATAAACGTTTTGGTTACATTTACCATCCCGACTACAAGTCTTTATGGTGTGATGCCGAAGCTACAGAAGTTGCTCACCTATTAGGAAAGTATGAATACATGGGAGATAACAAAGTTTTATTTAGACATATGCATCCTGCATGGGGACTAGCAGATTATGATGAACAATACAGAAAGACTGAAAGTCAAGAAATGTGGCAAAGCGATTACCATTTATTCAAATACAGAAAATCAGAAAACTATTTTTTAGAGGATCATTTAATAATAAACAACCCAAAATATCACAACATTTGAAGCTATCTATTTTAATACCGACATTGCCTGAACGTTCTAATTTATTTAGTAAACTTTTTTTTGAAATTAATTTTCAAATAGAAATGCAAAATGCATTCGGTCTAGTTGAGGTTATAACAGATAATGCACCTAAAAATGAAAAAACAATAGGACAAAAAAGAAATGATTTGTTAGCTTCTGCCAATGGTGAGTATATATGTTTTATTGATGATGATGATAAAATAGCAAATAATTATTTAAGACTTATTTTAAAAGCATTACAGAATAAACCTGATTGTGTAAGTCTGAAAGGAATTATTACAATGGATGGTCAAGCACCTAAATTTTTTGAACATTCCATAAAATACAGCGAATACAAAACAACATCTAGTATTATTACATACGAGAGATACCCTAATCATTTAAATGTGATAAAAAGAGAAATCGCATCACAATTTAAATTTCCTGAAATTAATTTTGGTGAAGATACAGACTGGGCAACACAAATAAATAAAAGTGGACTATTAAAAAAAGAAACCTATATTGATGAGGTTCTTTATTATTATAATTACATATCAAACAAATGAAATATATTAGTTATGCACTTTTTGGCTATGGTAAGAGAGAACATAATTGCTTTGATTTTAGCTCCTATCTTCGTGGCATGTGGATTAACACTCGTCTCTCTCGTTGTATTTATCCTGACTGGAGAATACACGTTTGTGTTGATGAAAAAACTTTTGAGCAGTATGAAAGTTTATTTAATAAATGGAAACAGTACAATGTAGTATTCAAAGTATTACCTGCAGAACCTTTATGCAAATCTATGTTATGGCGATTATTACCTATTTATGACCAAGGAGTTGAAAGAATTATTTGCAGAGATACAGATAGTCCATTAACATATCGTGAAGCACAAATGGTAAAAGAATGGGAAAACACACCTAAAGTAATTCATGCAATTACTGATTCAGTTTCTCACAATATACCTTTGATGGGTGGCATGATAGGATTGACAAAACATTTTAGAGATAGATTTCAAAATTTAGATAATATTTTAGATAATAGAGATTATTCTGTAAAAGGAACAGACCAGGATACATTAAATGCTAAATTATATCCTATATATGCGGCTCATGGAACAGAAAGCATTTTACAGCATTATATTTTAGGAATGCCAAATACATTCCTAAGTGGTTACAGAAATTCATTTATTGATGAACCATTAGAAAATGTTAATGAAGTTTATAGACAAACAAACGATACATGTGGACATATTGGGGCTGCAGGATGGTATGAAGCTCCTATGCTTAAATTCTTAAATAGATATGATGAATTTAAAGAGGATTATAAAAATTTAGAAAAAGAATATAAACACATATTTTATTGGGCTAATGAATAAATTAATATCACACCACTTAGGGATGGGCGACCACATTGTACATTGTGGATTAGTAAGGCATATTTATAAAAGAGATGTTAGAAAATATGATACTATTTTTATTTTATGTTATAGACATAATGCAGAAAATGTTAAAAGAATGTATGAAGGTTTAAATAAAATAGAACTTTTAATAATTGACAAAGAAAATGAAATAGGAACTGCAATAAATGATTTTGTAGGAGACAAAGAAGATTTTCATTTAGACCAAAAAGGTTATGAATTATATAATCAAATAGGAGATGATGCTTTTTTTGAAAATAAAAATTATGATAAAAAGTTAAGAAAAGAATTTCAAGTTAAAAGAAATTTAAAAAAAGAAACTGAACATTTTAATAATTACGCTTCAAGTCATGCAGAATATATCTTTGTTCATGATGATATTGAAAGAGGTTATGAAATAAAAAATTTACCTAACTTACCAATTGTAAGAATACCAAAGGATGTACCTTTATTTGAAACATTAAAAATAATTGAAAAAGCAAAAGAATGCCATGTAATTAGTTCAGCATTTGTTTGTTTACTTCAATCAATGCCATCTTTAAATTCAAATGTAACAGTACATACATCTGTAAGGAATAGCTATTTAGAATCATATTTTAAAAACGATGGATTAAAAACAATATAATGGAAACACCAGGTAGTTTAATAGACAAACTTATTACAGTTGATTTAAAGATGTGGAATAACCAAGAAGTTCTTTATGAAATAAGGCGAATGACTTTTAAAGAATTTAATTTAAAATATAATGGAAACGAACAGCTTTATTCTATTTTAAAAAAAGCCTGTGACTTAAATGTTCAACGTAATTCATTAATTTATGAATTGGATAAATTATTTGAAAATCTAACAGGAAAAGAAATGGCATTTAATCCTCATAAAACTTATTAATGGAAATACAATTGTTAAATATGTATTTAAAAAGTGGATTAACACCTCAAGAATTTTATAATTTGATTAAAAAATTAAACGAACAATTATTTTATCAAAATATAAATCAATGATTCAACTTTTAGCAACTACATACATAATAGCAAAGTTCATCCCAAAACCTATTTGGTTACACAGAAAACCATTTACATGCCCTTTATGCTTGACTTATTGGAGTTTCTTAATTTATCAAATAATTAACTTTACTACTTATTTTGATTTATTGACTATTCCTTTTACCTTTGCATTAATAGCTTCACTCTTTGAACGAATTAACGACAGGTACTTATGAATGAAGAAATAAAACAATCTTTGTTAAATTGGGAGTCAATGGGTAAGAACTATTCACCTAACTTTAATTACACTGAATTAAACGAAATAGCAATTAAATTAGGCAACAAACCTTTTAACTTAGGATGTTCAGAATGTAGAAGACAATTACTCGAATACTTATTAGCAACAATTAAAGATGGAATCAGTAAACAATCCTGAATACTACGGAGGTAAAGAAAATACCTACGAAGCTATAAAAATAATTGAAGCGTGGGAACTTAACTTTCATTTAGGCAATGTAGTAAAATATATTAGTAGAGCAGGTAAGAAAGACAAAACAAAGTTAAAAGAAGACCTCGAAAAAGCTAAATGGTATTTAGATAGATTTATTGGTACTTTATAAAAGAAAATGGCTCAAGAAATAGATAATAAAGGACAAAATCGTACAATCGCTCTTAAAAAAGCAATGCTTGAAGCATTAGAGAGACATTTGGCTATTATTACACCTGCTTGTAAAGAATTAGGTATAAGTAGAGATACTCACTATCGCTGGTTAAAAGAAGATAAAGATTATAAAAAAGCAGTTAAAGAATTAGAAACAGTTGCTTTAGATTTTGCAGAATCTGCATTGCACCAACAAATAAAAAAAGGTAATCCACTCTCTACAATGTTCTATTTAAAATGTAGAGGTAAAAAACGTGGTTACATTGAACAGCAGGATGTTAAGATAACTGGTAATATGAAATTTAAAGCAGACTTTGGCGAAAGCAATCCTATACAATCCCCATCCGAATCAGAGGAAAATACATAATGCAATAAATAACGGAACTGAAAAATACTATGTAATAAACATAGGTAGGCAGTTCGGGAAAACTTTATTGGCATTAAATCAGATGTTATATTGGGCTTTAAATAATAAAGGCTGTAAAATAGCGTGGGTAAGTCCTGTATACAAACAATCTAAAAAAGTATTTGAAGAAACGTTTAAGGCATTTGCTAAAAGAATGGAAATATATCGAAAGGTTAACCAGTCCGAGTTAATAATCGAATACATCACAGGCTCAACCATTCAATTCTTTAGTGCTGAACGATACGATAACATTCGAGGTTTCACATTCGATTACTTGGTTTGTGATGAATTTGCTTTCATGGATGAAAAAGCATGGACAGAAGTATTAAGAGCAACTGTTTTGGTAAAAGGCAAAAAGGTACTTTTGATTTCAACACCAAAAGGTAAAAACCATTTTTATAAGATGCACCAATTGGATGGCACCAATGAGCAGTACAAGTCATTCACAATGACAAGCTACGATAACCCAATGATTAACCCATCCGAGATAGACGATGCTAAGTTAACACTACCTGAAATGGTATTCAGGCAGGAATACTTAGCGGAGTTCATTGATGGTTCTGCAATGTTATTCAATAACCGACAACTAACGGATAACAAGCCATACGGTAAAGCATTTGCAGGTATTGACTTAGGTAGAGCAGATGATTACTCGGTATTATCTATATTTAATGAGAATGGCGAACAATTCTACATTGAACGTTGGAGACATAGCGATTGGAGTTCAATAATTCAAAACATAGCAAACGGATTAAGGACAAATAATGTCCAAACAGCATTGGTTGAGGTTAACTCTATTGGAGACGTGATATTTGAAATGCTGCAAAAGGAATGTTCAAGTTATTGTACGATTGAACCATTTGTTACAACTAATCAAAGCAAAAAAGAAATAGTTGAATCTTTAATAGTGGCAAATCAAAACAAAGAGGTTAAATTTTTAAACGTGGACTGGCTCGACAAAGAACTTGAAATGTTTACCTACGAATACAATCCAAAAAGTAGAGTAATTAAATACGGAGCAACAAGTGGTTTTCACGATGATGGAGTTATGGCTTCATGTTTAAGCTATCACGCTTACTCTAAATACAAAACAGGTAGATACACAATAATATAATTAAAAGGTACTTTTTAAAATGATGAAGATTGAATTACCAACAAGCTGGCACGATATATCAATAGAGAAATTCCCTTTAATCTATGACATAGTTAGAGATAAAGAAATAGACCCTATTGATAGAGAAATTCGTGTTATTTCAATTTTGGCTGATATTACAGTTGCAGAAGTTGAGAAAATAAGAATAGACCAACTTAAAGAACTTATTAAGGCTGTGAACTTTATTTTTAAAATGGAGTTTCCTAAATCAGTTGAAATGTTTAAATATAATGGTTATAGGTGGGTAGTAAATTATGACATCACTAAATTAAGTGCAGGAGACTTTATAAGTCTAAGCAAATTAACAGAAAGCGAAGAAAGTATTATCGGTAACTTACCTCAACTTGTAGCAATGTTTGTAAAGCCTTATAAACTTAAATGGTTTAAATTAAAAGAGGTTGAAATGGAATATGTAGAAAAAGTCCAACACATTAAGAGCATGAATGTAGGAATAGTTTATCCTTTGTGTGTTTTTTTTTGCAAACTTATAGAAGGTTTATATCCTCATATAGAGGATTATTTGGTAAAACAAATGAGCGAAGCGAGGATGACAATGGAGAGCGAATTGAACGAACTGAAGAGCAAAAGCACTTAGACTATTGGAGTTGGTATGTTACACTAGATAGCTTAAGTGGAAAGGATAGAAGCAAGTGGGACTTTTACTTAAATATGAATGTAGTTGCTTTTTTAAATTATTTGAGTTACATAAAAGATAGGAATAAATGGCAAAAATAAACCAACAGCAATTTAGTGAGTTAGATAATTTTCTAAATAATTTAGAAGATAAGC